CACAAACCCTGCAAAACGTAAAAGACATTAGTAAGATATTTACAGATTTTACTAAGACCTTTAACGTACCTGCAAGTAAAGAAAATAATAAGCTATTTAAACATTTCTATAATTTTGATGTTACAGGATACGTTTCAGGTACTAAGAAAAGTGCAGAGTTATACCTTAACCATCAGTTATTTAAAAAAGGTAAAATTAAGTTAGAAGGTGTTAGTTTAAAACAAGGAAAAGCACATACCTACAAGCTGACATTTATAGGTGATACAGTAAACCTAAAAGACCTATTAGGAGAAAGTAAACTATCAGCACTAAACAATATACACGGTATGGAGTTTACATATAATGCTGATAACGTAGTTACTTATATGCAAGATGGGTTAGATGTTACTGTAGATGGTGCTTCATATCCTGACGCTTTAATTATTCCACTTATAACACACACCCAAAGGTTGTACTATGATAGCACTTTGCCTGTTGTAAATAGTGGCAACCTACATTACGATTCAAGCACTATACAAGGAGTAGGATACGAGCAGTTAAAACCTGCACTTAGAGTATATACAATAATTAAAGCTATAGAAAGCCAATATGGTTTAAAGTTTAGTGGTGATTTTTTTAACACAGATAATAGTATATTTTACAATCTGTACCTTTGGCTACATAGGAAAGAAGGTGGTGTATTAGAAGAAGATAAGATACGAGCAAAAGCAACGTTTTGTTGTCCTTCAGGTTCATCGTCAGATAGAAGCACGTGGGCAGGTAAAGTAGGGCAAGACTTTTTTACCTTTAGGCAACCTAATAATCCTGACAATGTAAGATTGCAATATAAAATTAAAGTTATAACTGCTGCTACTGATTACAATGTTATAGTAGAAAGAAATGGTGAGGAAAGGGAAAGATTAGATAATGTTTCAGGAGAACAGATTTTAGGTGGTATAGACACTAATCATAGGTTTCCTGCAGGTCAATATAGGATATATTTTGAAAGTGAAACACCTGCAGACTTTCAGTTAGAAATAAAACTAAATGAATGGGTAAAAGAACTTTTTGGTGCTAATAACAAATTTATAGAAATACAAGGTAGAGCAAAAGTAGAAACAGTAGCAGATTTTAATGCAGCTTTACAATTACCCGATATGAAGATATTAGACTTTATTACAGGTATATTTAAAATGTTTAATCTAACTGCTTTTCAAGATTACAACGGTGTAATACAAGTAAAACCATTAGATGACTTCTATGCACAAAGCAAAAACACTTTTGATATTACTGAATTTTTAGATACTAATAGTGCAACTGTAGATGCCCTTATGCCATACCGTAGAATATCATTTGGTTTTGAAGGCACAGAAAGTTTTTTTAGTGAAAGCCATAAAGAACTATTTAACGTAGAGTGGGCAAGGGAACAATACGAAGATTTTTACAATACAGAAGGTGGTACATTTGAATTAAAACTACCTTTTGAACATCATAAGTTTGAAAGACTAAGAGATACAGACCTTACACCTATAGAGGCACAATGGGGTTGGTCAGTAGATATAAAACAAGAACCATATTTAGGTAAGCCATTACTATTCTATGCAAAAAAGATTACAAGTGGTACACAAATAGGTGTGGTTAAAAGTTCGTCAGTAAGAGTTGGAATTACAGATTATTACATACCCTTAAATAGTGTAGATACAAGCGATAGCCAAAGTATAAACTTTAAAGCAGAGTTTAGCGAATATGCAGGAACAGTATTTGAAGATACGTTATTTGAAACTTATTATAGTAATTACATAGGTGATACATTTGACCAAAAAAGAAGATTAAGTAAGTTTAAGGCATATCTACCACTTAGGATATTGTTAAACCTTTCTTTAGCAGATAGGCTAATAATATTTGACAAAATATATAAAATAAACGAAATAACAACTAACCTTGCGACAGGGTTAAGTGATTTAGAATTAATAAACGAAGTAAGCGACTTTGTGATAGAAAACCAAGATAAATACTTTGCAGATAGTGTAGATAAAAGGGTATTAACGGTAGATAGTACAAACGTTACTTGCGATTGGATAGGCACGGTATGATAGAGAACATTTTAAACTTATTAGAAATAGCTAAACAGACAAAGCAGTCAGGGGAATATACATCTATAGCATTAGGCAAAAACAAATTCCCTGAAGGTATAAGAGAAGCGTATAACATATTTAAGCAGGAGTTATGGCACAAAGAAAAGTAAGCATAGAGTTAGAGGCTAATGCAAGTAAAGCAGCATCAGAACTTGCTGATTTAAGAAAAGAAATAGACAGACTTAATAAAGAAGTTTCACAAGGAAATACAGAAACAAAGAAAGGTCTAAAAGGAGTGCAAAAAGCATCAGAGGCAACTGCTAAAGGTGTAGGAAGAATAGGTGATGCTTTAAAAACTGCAGGTATTGGTTTAGCTATTGCTGCATTTGCAAAACTAACAGAGGTTTTTAACGAAAACCAAAAGGTAACAAACTTCTTTAATGCTACGTTTGAAACTCTTAGTTTAGCTTTTAATGACTTTTTTAATTTTCTTAATGCAAATGTAGGTACAGTAGTAGGTTTTTTTAAAAATATATTTAGCGACCCAAGACAGGCTTTAGTAGATTTTGGTAATTCTATTAAAAATAACCTTGTTGAAAGATTTAATAGTTTCTTAGATACGTTAGGTTTTTTAGCAACTGCAGTTAAAAAGGTTTTTGAAGGTGATTTTGCAGGTGCATTAGATTCCGTAAAACAAGCAGGTAAGGAATCAGTAGATATTTTAACAGGTGTGCCTGACACATTTGATAAGGTTGTAGAGGTTGCACCTAAAGTTGTAAAAGGAATTACTGATTATGCTAAAAGCACATTACAAGCTGCTAAAGAAACAGTAGAATTAAATAGAGCAGCAGAAATAGGTATAGCACAAAACCAAATTATCTTAGAACAAAAAGACAGAGAGGCAGAAAAGTTAAGACAAGTTAGAGATGACGAAAATAAAACCATAGAAGAAAGAATAGCAGCTAACAACAAACTTGCAGAAGTATTAAACGAACAAGAAAGATTAATGTTGGCTAATGCAGATGCAGTTATTGCAGCAGCACAAGCACAGTTTGATAAAAATGCTAACGATGAAAACCAAATAGCATTACTTGAAGCAAAAGCAGAAAAAGAGGGAATACTTGCACAAATAGAAGGTTTTAGAAGTGAGCAGTTAATAAATATAAATTCACTTGAAAGAGAAAAGGCTGACTTGATAAAAGAAGCAGATGAAGCAGAAAAGGAACGTGCAGAAAAATTATTAGAGATAAAAGAACAAGAAAAAAAACAAATGCTTGATAATCTTGATACTTTAAGAGCAGTAATAGGCGAAGAAACTGCATTAGGTAGGGCTTTATTTATTGCAAAACAAGCATTACTTGTGAAAGAACAAATAGCAGAGGCAAAAGCAACATTATCAAGAATTACAATGCGGTCTGCAGAAGCAGGGGTTGATTTAGCCAAAGGAACTGCATCTACTGCTAAAGTAGGTTTTCCTCAAAACGTACCACTATTAATTGCATTTGCTGCCCAAGCAGCAGGAATATTTGCTGCAATAAAATCAGCAGTTAATGCTGCAAAATCCTCAACTGCATCAGTAGGAGGAGGTGCAGGAGGTGGAGGTGCAACTGCACCATCAAGACCTGCCCCACCTGCTTTTAACATAGTTGGTGCTGCACCTGAAAGTCAATTAGCACAAACAATAGGGGAAAGAGAAGAAAAACCTGTAAAAGCGTTTGTCGTAAGTAACGATGTAACTACTGCACAAAGTTTAGACAGAAACATTATAGAAAGTGCTTCAATATAAAACAAAAAGTAAAAAATAATATTGTTATAATATGAATATCGTAGAACTTGTAATAGATGAAAACGATGACGTTTCAGGAATTGAGGCGATTAGCGTTGTAGAAAGTCCTGCAATAGAGGAAGATTTTATTGCACTTAAAAAAGAAGAATATAAACTTGCAGAGGTAGATAAAGAAAAGCGTATTTTAATGGGTGCTGCTTTAGTACCTAATAAACCTATCTATCGTAAAAGTGGAAAAGATGAATACTATATATACTTTTCTAAAGATACTGTACGCAAAGCAAGTGAGTTGTTTTTCATAAGAGGCAACCAAAATAATTCTACATTAGAACACAACTTACCACTTACAGGACTTACTGCAGTAGAGAGTTGGATAGTAGAAAGCGAGAAAGACAAAACAAGACACTACGGTTTAGATGTACCTATAGGCACTTGGATGGTATCTATGAAAGTACTAAATGATGAGGTATGGAATGACTACGTTAAAACAGGCAAAGTAAAAGGATTTAGTATAGAAGGATACTTTGCAGATAAATTAAACAGACCACAAGACAAATCTATAAAAGACGAACTTGCTAAGATTGAGGAAGAAGAAGCAGAACATATATTAGACCAACTTACAAACCTATTTGATAATAGAGAGGAATTCGAAAGCTATGCAGACTACCCTGACGGTGTAAAAAACAACGCAAAAAGAGGAATAGAACTAAACGAAAAAGTAAATAACAAGTGTGCAACACAAGTTGGCAAAGTCAGAGCAAGACAATTAGCAAAAGGCGAAGCAATAACAGTAGAAACTATAAAAAGAATGTTTAGTTATCTATCAAGAGCAGGTGAGTATTACGATGAAAGCGATACTAAAGCGTGTGGTACTATATCTTACTTGTTGTGGGGTGGCAAAGCAGGATTAAGATGGGCAGGTTCAAAACTAAGAGAACTTGACCTGTTAGAAGCAAGTCTTAAAAAGCCTTGTCAAGCAGGATACGAAATGATAGGCTTTAAAATGAAAAACGGTAAACGAGTACCTAATTGTGTACCTATTAAATAATGCGAAACAAAAATATACAACAACCTGTACCGCAAGACGATAGAAGGGGATGCCTTTGTTGGGATACTAATACTTATTCAAGAGAGTGTTGCGATGGAGATGATTATCACGCACAAGGTATTGGTAGCATATATGCTGAATCATTAAGTTGTCAGGGTATAACACTAAGTGGTTTTGCGGTTGCACAAGATGGTACAGTAACGACACCATCAACCGATATAGGTACGGTAAGTGCAATAAGTCCATCTTCTTTTTCTGTAGTCAATGTAGATACTACACAAACACTAACAGTATCAATTTTAGTACCTGACAGTTATGGAAACGCAGGTAGTACAATATCTTGTACGACAACTGCAGTACAATCTGCTACACCAAGTTTAGCTTGTGATGATATTACAATTTCAGGATTTGCAGTAGCAGAAGATGGAACAGTTACTACCCCTACAATAGACATAGGCACAATATCTTCTACAAGTCCTGCATCCTTTGATAGGGTAAACGTAGATACTACAAGAACACTTACACTTAACATTACAGTACCAAGTGGTTATTACAATGTCGGAGATACTTTAGTATGTACTACTACTGCAGTACAATCAGCAAGTGCTACATTAGCTTGTGGAGATATAACGATTAGCGGTTTTGCAGTAGACGAAAACGGTGCGATAACACAACCAACTATAGATATAGGAACTATAACATCAAGTAGTCCTTCATCATTTGCTACAGTTACAGTAAATACAACAAGAACATTAACATTAGATATTACTGTACCTGCAGGATATTTTAACACAGGTAGCACTTTAACCTGTACAACAACTGCAACGCAACCACCTTTTAACGTATTTGATTGTACTGATGTTACTATAAGTGGTTTTGTTGTTTTTGCAAGTGGTAATTATAACTCATCTGCGGTTTCAGTAGATGTAGGTACTATTAGCAGTATGACACCTGCAAGTTTTGGAACTGTTACAAGTGAAACAACACGCACACTAACGGTTAATATAACTGTACCAAATGGTTATTCTAACGCAGGGCAGACGATATCGTGTACTACAACTGCTACACAACTACCAATATTCTATTTTGACCAACAAACACCTGCGGTAGGAAACTATGTAGCATTAGAACCAATAATAAACTCAGGAACTAACACTTATGCATTTAGTGTATATGCTAACGACCCTGTTTCAGGAAATACAAATGCATTAGCTTTAATGCAACAGTTAGGAAATGAAATAGCAGGACAAAATACAACTGCAAATTCTACGTTTTCAATGGGCGATATAAGAATATCTTTCTATAGCCCTTCTGATGTTTTATTAGCACAATATACATCTTGTTGTGGAGTGTCAGGTTCATTTATTTACACAACACCTGACAATTTAAGTAGTGTACCATCAACACCATATAGTGGTAACTCTGCTAATTGGACAAGTTACAAAATGGTGTTTTCAAATATTACAAGCGTAGGTGGTACTGCACAAACAAGTCCTAACCAAGAAATGATAATTGACAACGGAAACGATCAAGGATATTATTGGACTATTGAAGATTTAAGTTAAAAATACAACAAACTGTTTAATAATTTATTATATATATATGAAACCACAGGTAAAAAAAATACTACAAAAGTTTTCTGCACACCAAATAGAACTTGCTAACAGAAAACCACAGGCTTTACTTAAAGACGCAGAAAAATTTAACGCACAAATAGATAAACAAAAAGATAAAATAGAAAAAGTATTTTTGTCTTATAGAAAAGCCTATAACGAGTGGCAACAGTTTTTAAATGAAATTGACGAAAAATCTACTAAATTATATTTAGACATTAACGAAACTGCAGATAAATTAAGAGATTTAGGTGTAGACCCTAAAAGTGTTTCAGAATTAATGAAAGCTAATGATGAAAACGCAAGAATATCAAGGGATATAAACGGACTAAAAAAATTATATAGCAAACCTGAATAATATGAAACCAAGTGTAAATAAGATACTCACTAAACTTTCAAAAGAAAAAGTACAATTATCAAAATTACAAGATATAGACGAAGCTATTGGTAGAGGTTTATATTTAGTACAAGACGCTTTTGAAGAAGCATATAGTGAAGCAGTAGAAAAAGGAACATTAGCAAGTGATATTTTAAAATTTGATGCAGATGACGCTTATACAGAAGCAGAATCATTATTAGAAGATTTATTACTTGAAATTAAAGAATTAGGTATAGATATACCACCTAAAGTTAAACAACTCCAAAAACAATTACAAGACTTAGAAGGTGAGTTAAAAGAAGCACAAATGAAGCTAAGTAATATTAGATAGTTAAAAACCTAACAAATAGAATATTAATTTATTGATATATATATGAAAGCAACAGATATGTTAAACAAAGTAAAAGAACTTGTTGGGGTGGAAGCATCTGAAGAAACCCAAGAAGTAAAATTAGCACAAGCTACTTTGGAAAACGGAACTGTTATAGAAAGTGAAGATTTTGCTATTGGTAGTGAAGTTTTTATTGTAACAGACGATGAAAAGGTAGCACTACCTGTTGGCGAATACACTTTAGAAGATGGAGAGCAACTAAAGGTTGAAGAAGAAGGCATTATTGCTGCAATCGGACAACCTGAAGAAGCACCTGCTGAAGAAGAAGTAGAAGCTGCAGAGGAAGAAAAAGAAGAAATGGGTTATGCAACCAAAGAAGAACTTGCAGAGGTTAAGTCTATGATTGAAGAAATTAAGGCTATGATTGAAAAAGACAAAGAAGAAATGTCAGAAGAAGAAACTGACAAAGAAGAATTGTCTAAGCAAGAAGAAGAAGTTAAAGAGGTAGTGCAACTTGAAAAAGTAACACACAATCCTGAAGCAGAACCACAAAAAGAAATGAAACTCTACGGACAGAAAAGAGAATTAACAACTGCTGATAGAGTATTTGCAAAGATTTCAAATATTAAGAATAAATAATTTTAAAAATGGCAACAACTACAACACAAAACGCAAGTGTAGCTTATAATGGAGAGTTTGCAGGGGAATATATTTCTGCAGCACTTTTATCAGCTAACACTATTGAAAACGGTGGTATTACCGTTAAGCCTAATGTAAAGTATCAGCACGTTATTAAAACTGTAAGCACCGATGACATTGTAAAAGATGCTTCTTGTGATTTTACTGCTACTTCTACTATTACACTTGACGAGAGAACACTTACACCTGAATTTCAACAAGTAAACTTACAACTATGTAAGGCAGATTTTCAAGACGATTGGGAAGCTTTATCTATGGGATTTTCTGCCCACCAAAGCCTACCTACTCAATTTTCTGACTTTTTGATTTCTCACGTAGCTGCTAAAGTAGCACAGAGAACAGAGAATAGTATTTGGACAGGTAACACATCAACGTCAGGTCAATTTAATGGTATTTCTACTAAGATTGCAGGAGATGCTGCATTACCTCCTGCACAAGAGGTTGCAGGTACTACTGTTACTTCAGCTAACGTAATTGGACAACTTGGAAGCATTGTAGATGCAATTCCTTCTACTCTTTATGGTAGTGAAGATTTGTTTATCTATGTTTCACAAAACATTGCAAGAGCCTATGTAAGAGCATTAGGTGGATTTGCTTCTATTACACAACAAAATGCTGCTGCTTCTGACAACGTTGGAGTTGCAGGTATTGGTGGTAATGGATACGGTGGCAACGGAACAATGTGGTACACAGGAGGTGGACTTAGCTTTGATGGTGTTAAACTATTTGTAGCTAACGGTCTTGCTGATAACACCGCTATTGCTGCTGAAAAAAGCAACCTTTACTTTGGCACGGGCTTACTCTCTGATTCTCAGGAAGTTAAGGTCATTGATATGGCTGACCTTGATGGTTCACAAAACGTAAGAGTAGTAATGAGATTTACTGCAGGTGTAGAATACGGTATCGCTTCTGATATTGTAACCTATGGTATTACAAACTCTGCTAACTAAGAACTGATTAACTAACAATAAGGGGTAGGTGGTTTTATATCTGCCTACCCTTTTTTAATACATAAAATATGAGTTGTACATTAACTTTAGGTAGAAAAGAACCCTGCAAAAGTGTAGTAGGGGGTATAAAAAATGTATATTTCGTAGATTTTGGAGATTTGACAATTACGTATGATGCAACTGATACCGATGTAGTACAAAGCGTTGGTTCATCAGTATCAAGTTATAAATACGAGTTAAAAGGTAATAGTAGTTTTGAACAAACTATTACATCTTCAAGAGAAAATGGAACAACATTTTTTGAGCAAACTTTAAATCTTACTCTTAAAAAACTAACTAAAGAGGATAATAAAGAATTAAAGTTATTAGCCTATGGCAGACCGCACGTTGTCGTAGAGGATTATAACGCAAACCTATTTATAATGGGTATTGAACACGGTGCAGAGGTAAGTGGCGGAAGCATAGTTACAGGCGCAGGTATGGCAGACCTTAGTGGCTATACATTAACCTTTACTGCACAAGAAACCGCACCTGCAAACTTTATAGAGAAAACTGCAGTAGATGAAACTGTTAGCACTACATTAACTAACGCAGGTTTTGCATCTCCAACAGAAGGAACTAACACTTAATAGTTAGGAATGATTATGATAAGAGGGTGGCATTAGCTGCCCTTTTTTTTGGTTTATAAATAACAAAATTTAAGTTTTTTTATTGTATATATATGATAGTTTTACAAGAGAGTGCATCTGCACAAAACTTAGATTTTATACCAAGAAGTTTTACAAGCGGTAACACTTATAACGTTACTATAGTAAACGAACAAACTAATACAGAGATTTATAACCAAGATGTTACGTCAATAACAGAAAACTTGTACTACAATAGGCTAAATGCTATATTTAACGTAAAACAAGATAACTTTTATATGGTTACTGTAAAGTCAGGAAGTAATGTAATATTTAAAGACAAAGTATTTTGCACTAACCAAACAATAACAGACTTTACGGTAAACGATAGCCAATACACAGAGCAAGAAACGACTAACGAATTTATATTTATATAATGGATAATGTACATATAGTAAATTTATCTTCTTACAATAGACCTAAAATTCAAGAGGACAAAAAAAAGGAATGGGTAGCGTATGGAGATGACAACGATTTTTATACTTATCTAATAGACCTTTATATACAATCTACAACTAACAATGCAATTATAAATGGTGTTAGTCAAATGGTTTACGGAAAAGGCTTAGATGCTTTAGATAGTTCTACTAAGACAGATGAGTACGCAGCACTAAGGTCTATATTTAACGATTCTTGCCTTAGAAAAATAACCTTTGACCTTAAATTATTAGGAGAGGCAAGTTTTCAAGTATTATACAAAGATGGTCAAGTAGCAAAAGCCGAACACTTTCCAAGACAAACACTAAGAGCAGAAAAGTGTAACGAAGATGGACAAATAGAAGCATTTTACTACCATAATGATTGGTCAAAAGTAAAACCAAGCGACAAACCAAAAAGAATAGCTGCTTTTGGATTTGGTAACGGTAAAGAACCTGAAATAAAAATAGTAAAAAGATACTTGTCAGGGTACGATTATTATTGTCCACCTGACTATATGGGAGGTACTGCTTATGCAGAACTTGAAAGCGAAGTAGCTGATTATCTTATAAACGATGTACAAAACGGATTTAGTGGTACTAAGGTAGTAAACTTCAACAACGGTGTACCTGACAGAGAAAAGCAATTACAGATTAAGTCTGACGTAATGCGTAAGCTAACAGGTGCAAGAGGCGAAAAAGTAATTATAGCTTTTAACAACAATGCAGAAAGCAAAACAACTGTAGATGACATACCACTAAACGATGCACCACAACACTACGAATACTTATCTAACGAGTGTGTAAGTAAGTTAATGGTTGCCCATAGAATTACTTCTCCTTTGCTTTTAGGTATTAGAGATGGCAACAACGGACTTGGTAATAACGCTGACGAGATTAAAACTGCTTCGTTACTATTTAACAACACAACTATTAGACCTTACCAAGATTTAATAATTGATGCTATAGACGATATATTAGCAGTAAACGGAATAGCTTTAAAATTGTATTTTAAGACTCTACAACCGCTTGAATTTATTGAAACGGACAATGCCATTACAAACGAGGCAAGAGAAGAAGAAACGGGTGTTAAATTAGCTACACAGGTAGTAAACGAAGATGCTGCTATTATAAACGATAGGTTAGCTTACTCTACACAAGAAAAAGCAGAACAAATGGCTAAAGATTTAGGTTGTGATGGTTTCCATACCCACGACTTAGATGGTAAGACTTGGTATATGCCCTGCGAAGAACATAAATTATCTGACAATTTTGATGACGATAAAATGTTTGAGTTATTAGATGAGTTTGGTGAAGATGAAAACTTTGACGATTGGGAACTTGTAGATGAAAGACCTGTAGATTATGACCAAGAAGAAGCATTGGATAAAATGATAGGATTGGCAAGTACAGGAGTGGCACGACCAAAAGGTAATAGCGAACAGGATGGTGAAAACGAAGAAGGTGTTAAATTTAAAGTGAGATACCAATACGCACCACTAAAAACACAAGCTAATAGTAGAGAGTTTTGTAAGAAAATGGTAAGTGCAAAAAAGATATATCGCAAAGAGGATATTATGCAAATGAGCCAAAGTGCAGTAAATGCAGGTTGGGGGTTAAATGGTGCAGATACTTACGATATATGGCTATATAAAGGAGGTGGTGCTTGTCATCATTTTTGGATGCGTAAGACTTATATGGCAAAGGCAGAGGGTGTAACACCTGACGTTGGAAACCCTAAAGCAGAGGTAAGCGTAAACAAGGCAAGAAAAGAGGGTTTTAAACCTGAAACAAACGACAAGAAAGTGGCTATGCGACCAAAGGATATGCCTAATCAAGGATTTGTAAATAAATAAGAAATGGCAGAGGGATTATTTATAACACGAAAGGATTTAGTTAAGTTTACTTCTGTAAATGGCAACGTAGATAGTGATAAGTTTTTGCAATACATAAAGATTGCACAAGACATACACATTAGAAACTACTTAGGAACTGATTTATACAACAAAATACAAGACGATATAGAGGCAAGTAGTTTGACAGGTGATTATCTAAGCCTCGTTACTGACTATGTAAAGCCTATGCTAATACATTGGGCAATGGTTGAGTATTTGCCTTTTGCTGCTTATACAATCGCAAATAAGGGTGTATTTAAACACGGTAGCGAGAACGCATCTAACGTAGAAAAAGACGAGATAGACTTTTTAATAGAAAAAGAAAGAAACATAGCACAGTA